TAACCGTGTCAGCCTCAACTGACATTTCGATTGGTTCTGACATAGTTTCTCCCTCTTGTTGTTCCCCTGCATACCAAGCCATAAGGTGATTTGCCACCTCTACGAGTTGTCCGAGGGAATATGTTTCATCCGCGCCTGTTGCCATTTCTTGTGCTTCAACTTGGATAAGTTGAGCAACGGCAGCGCGAGCATTATCGAAAGCAATTTGATTAAACTTTGCGGTATCAGGCTTAACTGCCTTGATTGCTTCTACAATGTTCTTGCGTGGCTTTGCTGCCTTAGCAATATCACTTGGAAGTGGTGCTGAGTATTCGTGTAGTTCTTCAACCTGAACTAGTGAAGATTCACCCTCAACGCTCTTAGCCATAATGAGCTTTGCGTTTGGATTAGCGGGTCTGTCCACCAGGCTGACTTCAATGATTTGACCGTCAACAATGCGACCATTGGCAGCCTTTGTATCGCGCACAACGCGTGGTGACTTGATTCCTATTGAGAAGCCTTTAAGAACTCCTGCTTCCACTTTTTTAACAGAAACGGGGTCAACAACATGAGCAGTAATATAATGACCATCAGTTTTCGCTTCATATTCTTTTGCCACTCCTGCCGCTATATTTGAATGTTGTTCACGGATATTGCCACCTGACTTGAACCATTGTGGCATTGCTGAATCTAGCCAAGTTGCATCGCAAATTTGGTTGTCCATGTCAATACTGTCATCTGTTGCCTTGCCGTACACCATAAGTGAGCCATCTTCTTGCTTGTCTGCTTTGATGATGGCGGCGTATGAGGTTGTAAAGTCCATATTTATCTCCTTAGACCGATGCTGTTATTACTACTAGACCCGCGCCTGTACCTGCGGCTGAAATTGCGTAAATCGTGTCACCTGAGTTCATCCACAACTGACGGCTTGCACCTGCGGCAAGTTTGATACCTTGTGTTGCACCTGATGTTGTAATTGCCGCATCGCCAATCCAAATGGCAGCAGTATCCAAGTTATCAATATAGACAGGGATATTTTGACGATTACCTGTTGGAACAGTAAACACGATTTGTGCTGTTGTTCCTACGGTGTTATTTGTTTGGACTAGTGCCATTTGTTTCTCCTAGAGGTTTGATGTATCTACTACATAAGGTGCAAGGTCGCACATACAATTTGGGTGAGCGGGAGGCTCTGTATCTCCTGATGGAAATACCTCATCTATGCCTAGCGGTGAAGCATCAGCGTTCATTTGGCAATCTTCGCAACCAACGGCTACTAACCATTCAACTTGCTCAACGCCTGAGTTGATGTAGTCGTTACGAGCTGCGACTGATACTGCTCGACTCATTTCGGTCTGAGCAATTACCAAAGCTTGTTGAGGGTCGTTGATTACTCTGTCAACCATGATAGATACTTGGCGTGGTGTTATTCCATCTGCAAGCGCCCTGCCAAGAACAGTACCGATACGGTCTAACTTGGTGTTAGAAATGCCATCAATGACTATCCCTCTGCGGTCTAACAAAGTTTGTAGCCCGCCTGAAGGTTTAATAAGTTCTGCTGCCGCTTGATTACCTGGCTTCCAAGTATTCCAATCAACAACGCCTACATCAGGAGCCTTTTGAACCCCTCTAAGAGCTTCTTGAGCGGCTACTGTGCCTAATACCCAACCATCGGCATAAAGAGGTTTAAGGGCATCTAAAAGGTATTTCTTGTTAGGCGTAATACTTGCTAAAGCCCAATCGCGGGCTTGCTGTGTTGTCGTTGATGAAGCTCCGATATGAGAGTGAAACCATTTCTCAACAATGTCATCTGCGTTAAATGCCTTCTGAAAGCCTTTACGAATCTTGTCTGCGTGTTTAGCGGCTATGCGAACTTTCGCCCCGCTCGCTTGCCACAGCATTACAATCCCAAATAGCGTTCAGCGTACCAACGCGCTCCATCAAGGTCTTTTTCCTCAACAAACTTATTGAGAACCTCAGCGTAGGCGTGGTCAAGATGTTCAAAGTTAAATGGGCGCATAGGCGTTCCACGATTAACAAAACGCATGAACTTCTTGACTTCTGTTCGCTCAGGTGTGTCAGGAACTTCAGGCTTTGGCGCTTCGATAGCTGATGGTTCGTTATCTTGAACGCCATTAGCATCTAGTGAAGTACCCGCAGCAACTACTCCTTCAGGAGTAAAGAGATAAACAGATTGTCCGGCAACAAGCATTGGCATATCTGCTTCAGGTGAGTCAATAAGTGGTTGTCCGTTTTCAGCGCGATGCTCATTAAGAGTCATTCCGCCATTGCGAACTTCTACATCGTCACGGTTTGCTTGTTGTTCTGTGTCATTGCGAGTTGCTGGCATAAATTTGAATTCAAGTTCGCGTGGCATACCTAAATATGAGTAAGAAAGATTGGTAATAATCTTAGCAAGCCAATTTTGTAAAGGCTCAAGTCCTAGTTGATGACCTGCTTCTGCTTCACCTTGTTGATGACCTGAAGAACCCATGCCACCTTTTTGACTAAATCCAATTTCACTTGGAAGTACGCCAAAGTGACCACAGATAGAGGTAACAAGGTAATGGTCAAAGACATCTGAGAACTTCTCGCCATAGCCTGTGAGCTGAACTGCCTTGAGTCCTGCTGGCATAATGCGAGCGCGTTTGCGTTGTTCTGTCTGTCCGGCTAAATCGTCATTGAGGATGTTCTCGTATGCGCGAAGCAACTCAGGGTTATTACCAAAGGTCGCATCGGTTTCAAATATCATCTCAGGTACAACACCATCGGTGTATTCAGCGCGAATCCATTGCTGACGGCGTAGGTAAATGTCTGCAACCATGAGGCAACGCTCAACAGGAGAGTATCCGTAAACAGTCCATGTACGGCGGTTCATTATGTTGTAAATCAGTTGGTCGGATGTAAATTCGCCATCTGCTTCAGGAGAATCATCTGTAATGCCAAATTCTGTACGAGGGAAGCCGTAAAGAATCTGTTGGTATGCAGGGCCTTCTTCAGGAGTTGGTCTAAATCCTAGGTCGTTAATAAGTGGCTTGATTGTTGAACCATCAAGAACCTTAAAGCCTAGTAAATCTCCACCAACAGTCTTTTGAGGCCATAGCGCCCAAGCATCAAGAACAAGGACTTCCTCTAAGCAAAGTTTAACCCAATCGGCAAATGTCAAGCCTTCTTGAACATCAGGCATCTTCCAAAAGTCTGTAAGGCGGTCAATCTCAGGAGCTAACTTTTCGCGGGCTTCATCCATTGCCTGTAAGTGATTGCCACCTGATTCAGAGATAATCTTTTCGCTTGCTGAATCTGAAATAACAATATCCCAATCAAGGGCTGAAACCTTAGCCTTGAGAACTTCTACGCAACGGCGAATGATGTCAATTTGGTCAGCAGCAGCGCGAAGTGTCTTGAAAGGAACAAGGCGTGTTTCGGTGATGTTGATGTTCTGAGCAACAAGAAATTCATAACGGCGTGGGTCAGGGCGGCCTCTTTCACCAAGAGGGTTAATCGCACCTGGTACTAAAGGAACGCCAGGAGAGAACGGCACATTGGCGATATTAGAATCGCGTGGAAGTGGAACCTGTGTGCCATAACCTGAGTTTTGGTTAATAGCTTGGTTACGCATCTGTGTTTCTGTCATCGCAACTGAACCAGTTGGGAGTGTTGGGGCTTTAGTAATCTCTGCCGCTACTCGCGCAGCGATACGGTCAAGCAGACCCATAGTTTCTCCTTATGTTATCGAACCCACAACATTCCAACATCAGCAGTTGGGCGTAGGTTTGCTACTTTCCATCCATGCGATTCCCACGCGCGGGCGCGAGCATCAATTTGTCCTTGTAGTGAATCTGCAAAATCAATCGGCAGCCAATCATCGTCAGGTGGAAATTGAAGATGATTCTCAATGAACCGAATTGAAAACTCTGTGTAGCCAAGTGAGGCTAGGTAATCTAATTGCTTGCTATGTTCAGCAATCGTGGCGTATGTCCACTCAAAGGCGATTACGCCCATCTTGCGGGTCATGCCTTTGAATACTGACCACTCAGCGCCTTCAACATCTATCTTGATGAGGTCAGGCTCGCCGTATTTATTAGCCAGGGTATCTAGCGTAATAGTTGTAGCTTGCGTAGTCCAAAACTCTTTACCTGCGTATGGCATTGTGTCTGCCGTCAGCCAGTCTTTATTGAGGGTGCTTAGCCCATCTTCGGCTGCTTCGTAAAACTCTACGCGGTCATAGTCTTTGTCAGATACGGCGTATTTCAGCGGTATGACATTTGGGTTGTAGATAAAGTTCTTGATTAGCTCCCGGTACATTCGTGAAGGCTCTATGGCAATTACTTTGTAGCCGAGGTTTAGACCGGCAACTGTGGCATCGCCTCTATTAGCACCTATGTCAAATAATACGAGCAAGATTATCTTCAACCGCTTGGCGGTATTCAGGCGCTATATCCATCTCAAGCAATCGCTGAAATGTGCTAACGGATTCGTCTTTGCGACCAATCCACCAGGCAGATACGGCCCGCTCAAACATCAAACAATATGTCCCGTGATAATCAACATCATCAGGAAGCGGTGTGTTTATGGCTTGATTGCCACCCATACGCGCCCATGTGTAACACTCTTGCCAATTTTGTTGGCGTTCGTGAAATCTAGCCATCCAAAAGTACGCTTCAGGGCGATAAGGCAAATAGCTGACCGCTTGAAGGATGCAATTAGAAACTGTATGCAGTCTGTCGTTCTGCTCTTCAAAGCATTTAGCAAGCTTGAGAAGTGACACATAAACAAGGCTAGGGTGTGAATCTTTGCCGTACTCAGCCGTTCTTAGATAGAACGATACTGCGCTCGCTGTTTGCTTCTCTTTATCGTATGCCTGGGCAACCTGAAAGTTTAGTTCAGGGTTGAAAGGGTCATGCGATAAATCCACTACTAAAGATTCAAGTGTCATTTGCGGCAATACTGACATTCGCAAGCGTTAGTAAAGCAAGGACATTCTTCGCCTGATTGAAGTATGCCTTCTCCATGACACCAATAACAACTACTCATAGCGCCTCCGCAATCATATCCTCAACAATACTACGAGGAACACGAAGCACAAAAGCGGCATTATCTTGAAAGCCAAAAGATACAAGTAAATCGCCTTCATACTCAGCAGCGCCTACGCAAAACTCAATCCGACCATCTAGGAAACTAAATGACTCAGGTGATATGCCGACAAGGTTTAGGTCATCGTCATATACGCAAAGTCTGTGGCGATAAATGCCATCTTTTTGCTGAAGGTAATTCTTAAATAAATCTACTTCGTGAGTGATAGCGATATACACGCTACCCCAACGAATAAGTTGAGAGCCTCCGCGCTGGTCTTTCTCAGGTTGTATGCCCTGTTTAAGAGCTACCTGCTGCGCCATCGTGCCTTCTGCCTTCATAACCTCAATAGGGCTATGCCACTTAACAAAGTGAAAAGGCTTGTCAACTATCGGCATCCAGTTCTTCTCACAGTATGACTGCGATGGAACTTCTATGCGCTCGCGGGAAATCTCTTTGATAGTCCAAGTATCTTTGTCTATGGATACTTTGCTTTTCTCCATACGACCTACGCCGTTATTTGTAGTGTCGCGCCTAACGCCTATGAGGTAGTAGTCATCCCAATATACAAGGCGAGCATCCTCAAGTCCTACAAACTCCCAAATGGGTTGATGTAGCTCTAGCATCTCTACCTTGGCGCAATCTGTTATTTCAAGATTGCTATTGAGTCTGACCACATAATTCTCGGTAACGAGCCGTTGGTCTTTCTCAGGATGTAGATAAGCAAGTGGCCCCCAACGAGAGGGAAAGCGTTGCTCGTTCTCTGAGTGATAAAGAATGTAATTGACTACTCGAACATTGACAAGAATATCGCCGTCAGGGTCTATAAAGACCGATGGGTTCATCCCGCCAAATGTTCCTGGTATTGCTAAAGGTGCTAACTTGCCACCTTGTCCAACCGCCTTTTGGACTAAATTCATGCCTTCAGCCTATCAGTTATGCGTTTGAAGCTAAGGCTACTTCATCCCAAGACTTGCTATCTTCATTCCAAGAATAAGGCTTACCATCGGTAGGCATAGCCACTGGAGCAGTCCATAGATAAGTTTCTTTATCTAATGTCCAAGATGGATATGGTTGTGGG